CGTCGATCTCCTTGCCGGAGAACGTGCTCTTGCGGAGCCCGAAAGGCTTCGCGATCAGGGCCGGGTTGCCGTCCCTGTCGCTGCACGCGAGCACGTTGTGCCCGATCCCGACGATCGTCAGGAGGGCGATCACGGCGTCGTCGCCGAACGCGAAATACTTACCGGTTAGCGGGTTGAACGGCGTCCGCGCAATGCCGAACGGCAGCGAGGGCTTCTGCGGGCGCTCCTTGCTCAACCGCTTCACGACCTTGTCGAGCCGCGCCATTTCCGCCGCGAATTTCGCGTCGGGCGCGCGGGGCGCGCCGGGCCTCTTCGACGGGTCGCTCGACAGCCAGTGGAATTCGCTCATGGCGAGAACGACTCAGGGCTCCCTGCGCCGAGGCCCGCGGCGAGCTGGCCGATCTGAGAGAGGTCGGGGTAGTCGTCGTCGCGGCGCTCGACGAAGCGGGCCAGGGCCTCGGCCGTCGCGTTCCGGGTCGCGACCTGGCGGTCTCTGGCGTTCGTCAGGAAGGTGCGCAGGCGCTCGCGCGACTCCATGAGGCGCGCCCGCATGCCGACCTGCTCGGCGTAGACCTTGTGCTTCAGCTCGAGCTGCCGCTGCGTGATCTGGTCCTGCGCGGCGATCAGCGCCCGCGTCCGCTCGCGCTCGACCCCGGCGCTGATAGTCGTCCACATGGTGCCGCTGTAGAGCCCCCGGTCGATCAAGCTCTGCTGCGCCTTGGACAGCTCCGCGTCGAAGCGGGCGTTGATCTCGACGAGGAGCGACGTGCCCCAGTCGTCGAGGTCGCCGTCCACGTCGGCCGAGTAGTCGCCGAACCCGGTCTGGACCGCGGTGAGGATCTCGCCGATCACCGTCTCGTAGGTCTCGTGATCGTGCTCGATCGCGTTCCAGGTGTCCTCGGTCCTGTCGAGGATCGTGGCGTAGAGCACGACGAGGTCGTCATACCGCTGGTCGTTGAGCGTCCGGCCCTCGTTGTAGGCGGACGTGTAGCTCTGGACGAGGTCCGAGAGCACCGACTCCGGCCGGATCGACCGGCGCGTGAGCCCATACCACGTCCGGGTGCCGGTGTCGGTGTTCTCGGTGACAGAGCTGGCGATCCTCCAGCCCTGCGCGACGAGCCAGGCCACCTCGCTCTGCGAGAAGGTGCCGGCCGTCGACTCCGACTGATACCAGGACGAGACCGACGCCCCGGACTGCGTCGTGAGCGGGGTCTCCTGGAGAACCGGAACGAGCTTGTCCACAGCGCCCCCTTTACGAAACGACGGTTCGGTCGGTGACGCGGCGCCAGTTGGTGCCGTCGCTGAAGGCGATCACCGCACCGCCCGTCTCGTCGCTCACGTAGATCATGGCACGCGCGTAGGTCGCGACAGAGGGCAGCGTGGCGACCGTGTAGGTCGGCACGGGCGCAGGAACCGCCGCGAGCTTCGACAGGACGTAGGTCCAGACGCGCGACAGCGCGCTCTTGCGCTGCGTCGTGCCCAGGGCGCCGTCGTCGACAAGGATCGTGTCGGCGTCGACGAGGGCCGCGCCAATGTCCGTCGAGTCGTTAATGACCGTGTTCATTTCCGTCCGCACGGCGAGCGCGGTCGGGATCTGGTCGTTCGTGCCGGCGGCGAAGCTATCTTCCACGATCGCGGGGCCCGTGCCGACCTCGTCCGTGTCGGTCCACTTCGCGAGGTAGCCCGTCGTGCCGGAGCCGCCGACCGTGCCGGCGCCGGCGAAGTAGGTGGCGAGCGCCGAGAGGGCGACCTTGTAGGCGGTGCCGCTTCGCACGACGTAGAGAACGTCCGCGTCGGCGCCGTTGTCGCCGAGGGTCGTCTTGGCGGCGACGTGCGCGGCGAGGCTCGCGTAGATCAGCGTCGAGAGGTTGCTGATTTGGATCCGCTTGGCGGTCGTGCCCTGCGTCACGAGCATGTAGTCGGTCGTGGCGACCGTGCCCGCGCCGTCGGCGAGGTCCGACACGTCGAGGATCGCGGCCTCGATCAGCCCGCGGATCGCCTCGGCGAGCACCGTCACCGAGACAGTCTTCTCGACCGTATCGTCGAGGATCGGCAGCTTGTCGGCGCCGATCGGGGTGACGATCGCGTCCTTCCCCCACATGGTCGTGAGCGCGCGCTGGAGGACCACGTCGATATCGACGGGCGTGAGCGCGCCGCTCTTGATCAGGAGCACGTCCTGGCCGGTGCCGACGGTGTCGACCGGGGTGATCGCCTCGATCTGGTCGACGACGTAGCCCTTGATCCCCTCGACGGTCACGCTGCGAGGAGCAGCGGACTTCGAGGTCGGGACGATCTCCGTCCCGTCCACCGTCGTCGTCGTCATGTCCGTGATCTTGACGCCCATTACCTGTGCCTCCCGAGCTGGCGAGCCACGAGGTCGATCGCCTCGTAGGACCACGCTCCCGCCGACGACAGCCAGACCACGACCCACGCGCCGCGGCAGCGCGGGCGCTGCACCCGCGCGCGCCCCTCCTCAAGCCAGGCCCCGGCCGCGGAGGCGCGCGAGGAGGCCAGCCCGTCGAGAACGTCGTCGAGGTCGGCGAGGGCGGCCTCGACGGCCTCGGCCGCGCTCCGGCCGGTGACCGCGCGCCACGTCACCGAGTTGTCCTCCGAGAGCCCCTCCATGCTCCCGTGGATCTCCGCCAGGAGCCCGTCGCGGACGTTGTCGGCCCCGAGGTGGACGGGACCGAGCAGGACGTGGCTCCCCAGCTCGAGCCCGTCGTCGTCGGCCTGGCCGTCGAGGAAGTAGCGGAGGTAGCCGTCCGCGCCGGCGAGCACGACGCCGCCCAGGCCGTCGTCCGCGAGCGCGGCGGCGTCGAGGGGCTGGTGCCCGACAGGGAACCGCTGCGGCCAGAAGGCCCGGTTGTCGACGTCGATCCACCAGTGGGTGCCGACCGTGACTCCGTCGACCGGGGTGAGGAACAGGTGGAAGCCCCGCCACCTTGAGTCGTAGCACATGGACACGGTGACCGCGTCGGTGTCGATCTCGCGCAGCTCGTCGGGCACGCGCTCGGCGCTGAACCGGGTCGGCGGCTCGCCCGAACCGGCGCCCCACAGGTAGACGCCGTCGTTGCTCAGGAAGCACAGGAGCCCGTCGGGGCTCTCGGCCCACGCGCCGGGGGCCACGATCCCCAGCTCGTCGCTGACGTTCTCCAGGCGCCCGCCGACGGGGTCGCCGCGGATCACCCAGAGCGTGTTCCGGGTCGCGAGCACGAGGGCGCGGTCGTGGACCGGGATCATCGCCGTCAGCACGCCGCCCATGAGGCCGGCGTCCGAGAGCTGGCCGGCCACGGCGGCGCCCGGGTCCTCCATGGCGGCGCCGTAGTCCCAGTCGCCCGGGTCGCTGACGCGCGAGGCGAAGTAGGCTTGGCTCGAGCCGGCGAGGAGGATCCTGTCGCGGTAGAGCGCGATCAGCGGTTGGCCCGCGGGCACGATCCCGGCGGTCGCCACGACGGCCTCGACGACGCCCGTGGCGGGGTTGTAGCGGCGCAGGACGCTGTCGGCGAAGTAGACCCACCCGCTCCGCACGGTGCCCTGGAGCGCGCCGGCGGAGACGGCGGCCGAGAAGTCGATCGTCGCGTCGTTGTCGTCGAGAATGTCGACCCCGTCCGGGCCCTCGAGCTCCGCGGTCGTCGTGACCGCGACGCCGTCCCGCACGTAGCCGAGGTCGCCGTCCGCGACGTAGACGAGGTCATGCCGGCGCACGCCGGCGGTGTCGTAGTAGGTGACCGGGATCAGCGCCGACACGTCGTCGCCGAGCCGAGTCGGGCAGAACTTCGCCAGGCCAGGGCGCGATCCCCCGCGCCGGCGCAACTCCGACGGACCCACCGTGCGCACGTTCACCGCCCAAGGAGCGGTGAACGGCGCACGGTTGTCCTGCCGGTGGGGCCCTCGACGAGAGACCCCGGCCAGCGGGAAGGCCAGGCCCTTCGTCGAGGTGCGCATTAGGCGACGGTGATCGCGTTGAAGTCGGCGGAATCCCCGTCGCCCTCGTTCACGTAGAGGGCCGTGCCGTCGCCGCCGTCGGTGTGCTGGAACAGGCAGCCCGTGCCGTAGCCGGTCGCGCCGTCCGAGGGGACGGTCTTGCCTCGGTCGTGGTAGATCAGCTCGTCGTTCTCCTCGGGCGACCTCACCCGGAACCCGAGCAGCTTGGATACTCTCTGGAGCATGTCCTCAGTCCTTCCCGGGCGCGTCGCCCGACTTCTTCCACCGGCCCACCGAGGCGTCGACCATGGCGCGCGTGCGCTCGATCTCCTCGGGGGTGATCTTCTCGCCGGCCTGCGCGCGGGAGATCAGCCCCACGACCTCGGGCGCGAGCCTCACCGTGGCGCCGATCAGGCCCAGGATCATGGACAGCGTGACGGGGTCCATGGTCACTCCCTCCCCAGGTGGACCCGGATCCTGCCGATCGCCTCGGTCACGAGGCGGGCGCCGTCCGGGTAGTCCTCGTCCCTGGCGAGCGCGTCGGCCCACCTGTGGAGCGCCTCCTGGCCGACGTCGATCGCGGCGTCGATCGCCATGATCGCGTCGTCGTCGAGCATGCCCTCGCTGTTCGCGTCAGCCGCGGTGTCCACGGCGGCGGAGAAGGCCGCGGCGCTCGCCTGATACTTCTCGCCGGAGGAGACGCAGCCGGAGAACAGCACCATGGCCACCATGAGGATCACCAGCACGTCGACGAGCGCGCGCCCATTCCGCTTGGAGCACCGGATCGAGTGCTTCGGGAAGTTGCCGCCCTCGCACTTGCCGCACAGCCAGTTGACCGTCCCGGCGTCCGGGCCAATAGGCGTCGTGGGCGGGACGCTGGGCTTGCTCTCGATCCCCTGCTTGAGCGTGAGCCCGAAGATCGCGGCGATCAGCTTGACCGGGCCAGCCACCTTCTCGAGCGCGTCGTCGTCGCGCGGCGTCGGCGTGAGCTTGACGATCGTGAGCGCGAGCGCGTAGAGCGCCCCGATCACGCCGAAAATGTTGAGAGCGTTTTCATTGAGCCAATCCACGTCCCCTCCTCGTCGTGCGCCGATCCTACTCTCGCCAGCCGTCAGGCGCCCTCGGGCCTGGTCCGTCCTGTCTGCCTGAGAACCTCGTGAACGATCCGAGGGACCATGCGCTCAAGCTCGGCCTTCGTGAGCTCCTGGCACTCCCGCACGCCAGCCACGACGGCCCTCTCGATCCTGAGCGTCAGGTTCTCGTCCCATTGCTCGCGCCGATCCGCGGCCTGGACGTCTCGCTTCGTCAGCGACTCCTCGATCACCTCGCGCACGCACTCGACGCTGATTGACCGGGCCTCGACGGCGACGAGCTGGGCGCGCAGGGCCTCAATGTCCTTGCCCTGCCCGGTCACTTTCTCCGAGTTCGCGCCGACCTTCTTGAACAGGCCCGTCACGGCGCCAATGATCGCGGTCAGCACGACCCCGAGGATCGTGTTCTTGAACTCGTCGCTCATACGGTGTCCCCGTTATAGGTGACCGGGTAGGTGCCGCCGGTCTCGCCGTGCCGCGGGAGCGCGGGCCGGTCCGAGTAGCCGCTGACGTGACCCATGGCGCCGAAGTGGACCGCGCCGATCCGGCGGTCCTGCGCGACGGCCGAGCGCAGGAGGCGGTCGAACTCCGCGCCGTGGTGTCCTCGCTCGTCGTTCGCCCGCAGCTCGGCCACGGCGTGGCACGACTGGACGATCAGCTCGCCGTGGCGCATGCCGCCGAGCGGGTAGCGGTTGTCGTCGGCGAGCTTCGCGGCGAACGCCTCGTAGCGGTAGGAGAGCGCGTAGGCGGCGTCGGGCGTGGGCCACCACGAGACCTCGAGCCGCTGGCCGACGTCGGGCGTCTTGGGCTTGTGCCGGACGCACGCCACGCTCGGCTGGCCACCGCCGGTCGTTCGGCCGAGGAGCTCCTGGTAGCGCGTCTCCGAGACCTGGACGATCGACCGGCGGAACTGCGACGAGTCGTAGAAGAACCCGCCGAGCACGCGCCCGAGGTCCGCGGGGAGGTCCTGCGTCGCCGTGCTCGCGACGGTGTCGATCGTCGCGGACGGCGAGAGGAAGCTCCACGGGTAGGCTTCCTCGACCCCCTCGGTCGCCGGCGGGTAGAGGAAGCGGCGGTAGCCCGCCTGGACGTAGCGGTCGCACTCCGCGAGCTGCCGCGCGCTCCAGTCCGAGCTGTCTCCGCCGTAGCCGAGGAAGAAGCCGACTTCCCCGAGGAGATCGGCGTAGGTGATCGACAGTTCGGACTCAGACACGGCTACTTCTTCTCGAACAGCCGGTAGAGGGTCACGACGAACGCGAAGCCCTCGGCCGAGAGGAACCCGGGCTGCATGAGGTTCTTCGTGCGGGCGAAGTCGTTGTAGACGCTGACGAGGCCGTCCGGCAGGCGGCCCTTGTAGCCGTGGACGGCGAGCACTTGCCGCGCGAACTCGTCGACGCGCACGTCGTCCTTGATCTTCTCGGCCGTCTTCTCGGTCCCGGTGTCGCTCATGCCTGTCCTTGTGAGCGTGCCGCCGGGGCCTGCAACGAGCAGGTCCCCGGCGGCACGAGAGGGGTTGAATTACGCCTGGGTGGCGCCGCCGACGAGGTCCTTGGCGAACCAGCGCGCGCCGTGGAACTCGAGGAACGCCGCGTCGCCCGCGGCGTCGATCGCGTTGAACTCGGCGAGCGCCGTGGAGCCGTCGATCTGGATCCCGGCCGTGGCCAGGTCGACCGTGACGTCGTTCGTCGTCATGATCCCCAGGCAGACGAACGCCTTCTTGTCGCCGGGCAGCGAGCCCTGCGCGAACGTGAAGTCCGCGTCGGCCCCGAGCGTGAGCCCGCCGCAGACGTAGGACACGCCGCCCACCATGTAGGGCTGGCTGGCGCCACCCGCGTTGGGCACGTTCAGGAACTCGACGCCGCCCGACTCCTCGCCGTCGAGGAGGTCGCACAGCGCCGTCGGGTTGCCCGTGTAGGCGTAGCCCGTGCAGGTCGCCGCGCCCGCCGGGGTGACGTCGACCGCCGACGTCGAGAGCACGAGCACCGTGGCCGACGTGATCGAGGCGATCGTGTACTTGCCCGGGATCACCGCGCCCGTGCCGTCGTCCTCGCCGCCGAGCAGGACGACGGTGTCACCCGCCGCCAGGCCCGCCGTCGCGACGACGGTGAGCGTGATCCCGTCCGTGGCCAGCGACCAGGCGCCGGCCATGGACGCCTCGAGGATCGCCGCCTTCGTCTGCCTGGGGATCGCCGACCCGCGACCGCGGAACTTGCCGGTGTAGAACCGGCCCGCGTCCGTCTTCAGGCCCGTCTTCACGCCGACGTCGTAGCGGCCGGACACGGTGAACGTGATCAGCCCCGTGTCGATCACCGTGTCGACGCCGAGCGCGACCGGGACGCACTTGCTCCCGGGCTCGAAGATTTCGACGAAGCGCCCGACCGACGAGGCCGAGTAGTTGCGCGCCGCGACGCCGGCGAAGGCGCTGTTGGTCGAGGCCGTGGGGCGCTCGACCCGGTTGCACCGGCGGCCGTCCGCGTCCGTCGCGGTGCCGTAGTCGGTGTTGTAGCAGAGCCCCTCGCCCTCGTAGAGCGCGTCGGTGCCCTCATACCAGACCATGGCGAGGATCGGGCGACCCTGCTTGATATGCCCGTCCACGCTCGACTGAATCGTCATGTGCTTGCTCTCTGTTCTTGATTGGGTGGTGCGACCGGCGCCAGCTCGCCACCGAGGCGAGCTGGCGTCAGGCCGTTACTTGCTGAACACCGCCTGCTTGCGCAGGTTGGTGCAGACCATGTTCAGCGAGGCGTCGAGGTCGACGCGCCGGACGTTGTGCTTGTTGGGCACCATGTAGGGCTTGGTGAGGTTGTTCTCCCAGCCCGCCAGCACGCCGATCGCGAGCCACTTCCAGTCGAGCATGTAGACGGGGTCGGTCGTGTCCGCGTCGAGCTTCGGCGCGTAGGTCAGCGGCGTGCTCTTGAACATGGCGCGCCCGTCCTTCGACGCCAGCTCGTTCCCGAGGTTCGTGTTCTGCGTCTCGAGCAGCTCCTCGAGGAGACCGATCGTCCGGTCGTTGAGGTAGATCCCGTTGCGCATGCCGCCGAGGTTCGGCTCCGCGTGGCTCACCGGCGAGCGGAACTGCGTCCGGCGGTGACCCGAGCGCATCTTGCGCAGGAGGTCCGTCGAGCCGACGTTCGTGTACTGCGCCGTCCAGTTGGCCCACCGCGGCTGGGTCACCGAGGAGATCCCCGCGCGCCCCGTGGTGAAGCCCGAGGGGTTGCCGCCGTTGAATCCCTCCGTCGCGTTCTTCGTGATCCAGAACGCGACCCCGTAGGGGTCCTTCGTGTTCGACTCGTCGACCGGCTTGCCCCAGAGCAGGTCCTCGAGAAGCTCGAACAGGG